TTCAGAATATCTGACTCTTAGTGTATGGATTTGCCCTACTGGACCAGTCATAGGTTGTACACCTACTAGCTCGTTAGCAATAACAGAAGGCATAACCCTTCTAATTAGTGGTAACATAACCTTGTTTAATGTTGCTACTGAACCAGCACCTGTGGCACCTGCTGTTGCGGCCTCTGACAAATGTCTCTTTGTGTTTTCGAGGACCACATCTAAAGAAGATTTTCTGTTTCCAGAAAGCCCTTCTAATAAAGCGTCTTTAGTTGCAGACCAGTTGCTTTCAAATAAGTTTGCCATTTTAATAACTCCTAATTATTTTGAAAGTCCGGCCAATTTGCGGATCATATCAATTTCTACTATATCATCCGCTTTATCGTTGGCATCTGCTGTTATAACAACTGCCTTATCGCCAGTGTGCTCACTGACAACGGATTCTGACAATGTCTTCTTAACTCTCGGTGCTTCTCCATCCAATACTGAAGGTAAGTACTTATTAAAGGACTCTTCCAGTTTGTCTGTTTTTACACTTTCAAGTAAATCTGACATCAATTCTTTCTTCTCTTTACCTAGTGGTGCCATAAGACTGTTTAATGTATCCTTGCGGTTCATTTTGTCTTCTGCAACCCTTAACTTAGATTCAGTTAATTTAACTGCATCTTCTTTCTCAGCAATTACTTGCGTTGATTCATTAAGTTTTGTTTCCATTTCGATAATTTGTTTTTGTATTTTCTTGATCTCTTTTGCTTCGTTTAAGTAACTAGTACCATATTCGTTCGCAAATGCTTCAAAAATTCTACGACCAAAGTCGTTTTCACGTGCATTAGTGATGTCATCACGGAAAGATTTAACTTCATTAGTAATTACGGAATTAACAACGCCTTCGACCTTGTTTGCCGCTTTCTTAATGAAATCAATTTTGGCTTCTGCTAGTTGCTTCTTGCCTTCTTTAACCATTTTAACTTTCTGTTCCACAAGTCCTTTTTTGTCTTCGTGGAATTCTGATAGTTCACCAGCCAACTGCTCAGTTACAAAATTATCTAATTTTGTTACATGTTCACTTGTTCTGGTTCTATCTGCTCTTAGTTCTTTAACTTCTTTAGCAACCATTTCAGTTACAAATCTGTCTAAAACTTTAGCATGTTCACCAATTGCTTTCGTGTATTTTACTCTGTCGTTTGCTAGGGATTGTTTTTCTTCCGCAATTTGAGAAATTTCTGCTTCAACTTTTTCAGAGATGAAATTGTCAACTGCTTCTACAATCTGACTTTTGTCATGATCATATCGCTGTGCAAACTCTTCTCTAAGTTCTGCTGTAAGCTCTTCTCTTGCTTCAGAAACTTTACTTTCCCATGCTTCTTGAAGAGCGGATTTAACGTCTTCCGTTAGCTCTGCATTCTCAAGTAGTTCTGTAAAATTCACTGCCATAGTAGTCTCCTACTTATATTTTTAAATCATTGATGAAACCAGTGATTGCTTTCATCAAGTGTTTTTCTGCACTTTTATCATGTGTTAATGCAGAAGCGGTGTCAAACATCTGTGCGCCGCCCTGCATATTAAATAAACTCTCATATATAGTCTTTGGGTAGGCATCTGGGGCACTCGGTTGTGCCACAATGTCCACTGTTACAATATCGAAATCAGAAACTTGACCATTGTCATTAACGTTTCCACTTCCTCTACTGCTCACACCAAGTTTTGCTCCCGCCTTTAACAATGCTCTCGCAATGTTTCCCATAGGTGTTTCTATAATTTTAAGTTTGCCTAAACCGTTTGCGTCTTCACAATACAAATCTGTAATGATATGACTTACTCGGTCTAAATTTATTTGCAACTCTTCAGGATGATCTAACTCACCCATCACAGTCTCGCCTTTTCCAAGACGTTCTTTTACACTAGCACAGGCTTTCGCTATCTCGTCTTTGGGATATACTCTTCCATTTTGATTTTTTACGTCGCCTTGGATGAATAGCCCAGCCATAAATAAATCCTTACCATCTTTTGATTCAGATATCTGAACTTTCGATAATTCGGGACTTAAATATTCGTATAACTTATTAGCCATTTACTTTATCCTATCAGTTATCAGTAATTATACTGATTTTTGGTCAACATTAATGTTGTCTGTAGGTGTGTGATCTTTTGCTGATTCTCCGTGGTTGCCTTCGCCGCCATCTTTAGATTTAACAGGTGATCCTGATGCTTCAACTTTTGATCCGCCACTTGGAAGTGGTGCATCTTTGTTGTCGTCATTTGGAGAATCCTTAGTTACTGGTTGCTTTGCAACTTTATCAGATAACTTAGTTGCTTCTTCAACAACTTCGTCTTCATCTGTAACTTCTTCATCTAGGTCATATTCAACAGACTCTAAATCAAGTTCGTC